TGGTATTGGTGAATCAATCATTATTTATCGAAATCCATTAACTTCTCTCAAATATTTTAATTGTGATGTATTGAACCTCCCATTTTGGTTATTTTCTGCATACATGAATATGATTTTATTTACCACATTTTTATATGATTTCTCAGAAGTGTTAATTTAATTTTTAATCAATAAATCATTGTAAACCCAATGTTCTTAGTAATTTTGGAATTCCAGTAGCATCTTTTACATACAAACTCAAATAATGTCCTTGGCGATTATGTTTTTTCCATAAAACAAAGATTGGAGGTCGACCCGCTGCTAAATAAGATGAACCAATTACTTGTAATAATTTGAATTTAACACCCGATTCTGCCTTGTTGTTTCGAATTTTTCCTGTATTAATTTTATTACTACGTTTGTTGAATTTTTGTGAAGTCAAAATAATAATTGGCAATTTAAAATGCTCACTTAAAGCAATTTGCTCTGCCGTTCCACCCCATCGATCTTCCATTTCATCAAATTGTTGATCATCATGACTAATTTTATTTACTTCGTTATGCTCTGCCATTTCAATCGCTGATGTTAATACCTGTCCATCTACAATTAAATCACCCGCAAAAAATTTATATCGATCTAAATAAACCTCAATATCAATTTCATGTGTGAGCAAAATCATTGTTCCAATATCCATTCCATATTCTTTTAATTGCGTTTTATAATTTTCCTTGATCCAATTATACGAAATTTGCTGTAGTGCTCTCGCAACCAAATCTTGGCGTTGTGACCAATATCCCCAATCCTCATTTTCATATGTTTCGGTCAACTCCTTAAAATTTCCATAATTTTTTAATGCCAAAATATCTTTAAAAGTTGTATCAGATGTCGAATAATTTAATACATTGGTAATGGAACGATAAAAACAAGCATTATCATTGACAACATCTTCTATCTGAAATAAATTAGGATCAATTGTTGATTTTTGGAATGTTTGCTCTTCAATTGTTATCTGAATACCGTTGCTGGTGTCGTTATTAATTTGTAATGACATTTATAAATCTTACTATTCCAGTTGTATTTATATGTATTTATATGTATTTACGTGTTTTAGTTTTTAGTTTTTCAAATTTTTAATATAAAGGTTTTTCAATTGTAATGTTTCATAAAAAAAAATGAAATCTATAAACTTTACAAATAATAAACAAGTAAACTCAATACATAGGTCCACCACTAATATTATTACGAAAAGCCCATTGTTCGTCCAATATATCACAATAATCTGCGGAAATACAATGTTCCTCCTTTGCCAATAATTTACTACACTTTTGACAAATTAAATGAATGAAAATAACATCTTCAATTCCATCTGCATAAGGTGTTGAATTAACACGTTTCCATTTTTCATGTAAACATTTTAATTCATTATCGGTTTCCTTTGATTCTTTTGAGTTTTTTGATTCCTTTGATTCCTACCGATTATTCGTTTTTTCATTTTGTATGTCTGCGTTTTTTTGTTGATTCATTGGATTTTACAAAAATTATTTTATTGATTAAAAAATCAATCTTCGTTTTTTCAAATTTTTGTTAAAAAAATATAAATTCATTATTGATTATCAATAGTCACGTACAAACGTGGTTTTTTAATTCTTAATTCGTCATATTCACCAATTACTTTTTCAAATGTTGCTTTTTGTTCAGCAGTAGGTTGAAAATCATCAATTGACATTATTCCAGAATAATGACACCAATAATTTGATAATGGAATACCAATAAACACTCCACCCCTGCCATCATCATCATTATTCTCAAAATCAGTTCTAAATATTTTTACATCTTTATGTTTAATATCCATCCATGATCTATGCCATTCATAATTTGGTGTATTAACTTCAACAATTGGTTCTTTTATATAAATACCCCAGGCAATTGTAGTATTTTCAAAATTATTTGTGTTATCATTATTTTTAGTTGTCATGTTTATGTTATGATTTATTTTCTTTTTTTTTGACAAATCAAATTAAATTATTTTTAGAATATTATTAAAGTAAAAATAATTTAATTTACTTTAATAATACTCCAAAATCTGTTTTGCAATTCCAATTGGTAAACCAGACTGAAATTGTGATAATATCCAATAATGAGCCTTTTTAGCCTGTTTGTTGTAATGAATGATAATATTGGATTCCACATCTCCATGGTTATAAATTATCATATTTTTTGTTTTCTGATCCATAAAGAAATAAGTACAACTGTCACCATATTGCAAACCAAACGAAGAATCAATCAAAACTGAAATAATTTTTTTATGTTTTGATATAATAATAACACCTGCCATTGATTTATCTAAATTAAAACAATGAACAATCATATCACCTATCCACTCAATATGCGTTCCAGTATTTAATATAACATCATTAATAATATTTGTTTTATAAACATGTTTTGTAATTGGATGTCCATCTTTTTTACTGGTCCATACAGATTTTTCAAAACTAAAAAATTCATAAAAATTTGTAAATAATTTAGTCAATTGTTCTTCGTTTTTTTTATATTTAATTGGAGGATAAGGATTTGAAATATTTTTACATCCTAAATAAGATATGGTGTTGTACATTAAAAATCGCCCTCCTCCATCTTTCAATTCGTTCGGTTTATTATATATATTAAATGTATCCATTGGCAATGGCATAATTTGATTATTACCACTTGGAATACATATAAACTCAATACAATATTGACTATTTTTACATAAAAATGTTGATTTATCATAATATTTTTCGTTAATCATGGGTGATTGTTTTGTCAAGTGTCCAACTGAGATTTCATAAATATTGGTGTTCCAATGAAAACACAACAATTTAAAATGTAATGTATTTATTAACAAAACATGATCATTATTATCAAACGAACGACATATTTTATCAAAATATAGATTTTTTAAATGTTTAAATTTACTTGATTTTAGATTTTTCGAAACATTTTTAAGTAATCCATCTATTTGATCTTTTTTTGAACATTTTTCTCCTTTTTCACCATTTTTATTGATCCAATAATAATCTGGATAATTTTCTAAATTCATTTTCATCATTTCATCTCGCAAAAGATCTTCATTAAATGTTATGTTGAGTAATTTCATTCTTATTTAGTGAAAAAAAATAATGGTAGCAAAATTTAATTCAAATTTTATAAATTCTTTATAAAGATTTATGAAATACATGTTTCAAATACATGTTTCAAATATTTGACTACAGTATTCATCTCCATGTCCCAAAAAGTCATATCCAATTCCGTAAATTCGCGTTTTGGCTCTTTCTAATGTGGGTGAGGTGCTGTAAAAAAAAATTTGAAAATATAATTACAATACGAAATATTTTGGTACTTATAATTATTAATAGAATAAACAAAAATGAAAGACATCGAAATTTCAAAGTTGAATCAAAATGTAAAAGAAGCTGTTCGTGAGATACAAAATAGAACAATTCCAGATATAACTGGTCCAATCCAAGAAATCGGTACCACTGATGGTGTTGGTTGGATAGTACATGCTTTTCCAACCACAAGTATTAGCGGCCAAAATATAGTAATGTTGGAAGCAGATGATAGTACTCATAGCACTCTAATTGTTGAAATTTTAGAAAATAAACATCTTCGAATAATATCACATTCATTTGATTATCCAATTGATCATAAATATGTTGCAAATCCGCTTGAAGTAGTTACAGCATTGCCTTTCTTCAAGGATATATCTAAATTGTAGTTTTGATTAAATAAATTTTCCTAATCAATTTTTTTTTATTGAATTGGAATATTTTGTGATAAATTAATTTAGAGGATCAATTGAAATTAAATAAATTTAACAGGTTCCAAATATTTGACTGCAGCATTCATCTCCATATCCCAAAAAGTCATATCCAATTCTATAATTGGTTTTTTTTCCAATAATTTCATCATCTGAAAATAAATCTTTTTTGGCACATGCCGTAATTCCTTTAATCCATTTTTTTCTATTTCATATTCTTTATAATAATAAGGAGTGCCTTGTAGAATTTGTAAACGAAATGGCTCAACATGGAAAAAATTTGGTCTGTAAACACAAATTATTTTATTCAATTGCTGGACATCAAAATCATCTGATATTTCCACCACAATCTCATCATTTTTACAAATTATTACACGTAATTGATTGTAAATTGTCGGATGGTTATTGTGTAAATAATGAAGTAAATCATTACAATAATATTGTTGGAGACGACTGGCTCGTTTAGAAAATCGGATTTCCCCAAAAATACACTCACGTACCTTTTTACATTGTCTCATAAATTCAGATTCTGTTGCCAAACATATATATTGATACCAAGCATCATCATGATCCCCCACGTTTTTTGTTGGTTTTGGAAATGGTATTTTTGGACATTTTGCCTTTAACACTGTATAATTGGCTTTAATAATATCAATTGATATAAATCGTTTTCCTATGTTTGGCCGATCGTATAATGGTTTATTTAAATGACCTGTATTGTTATCCACAACAAATTTTGAATTCATAAATGCTTGATATGCCTCGTTTTCTTTGATAAAGGATTTTGAAAAATCAATGATCTTTCGTAATTCTTGTTTAAAATTGGCACCCTCGTAAAATTCTGTGCAATATAATTCAAAGGATTTTGTACATCCAGGATAATATGGTTCCAAGTGCGTTAGATAATAATTAAACTTTGATGGATCCAAATTTGAAATAGGATAATTCATTTTATTTACAAATAAATGTATGTCTGCCACATCTAATTTTAATTTTAATTCTGGTTTTTTCTTCATAACCTTTATTTGTTTGCCAGATTGACCATCTTGACGAGGAACTGATAGTGTAAACAATCTTTTTTCAAAACAATATTCATGAATTTTACAACGATTGATTCGACTTAGATCCTGTGTTTGTAAAGTGATAATAGATGAAATATCTGTGGTATTGTTGGTATCTTTGGTATCTTTAGTGGTATCTGTAGTAGAATTTATAAATTCATCGATTTGTTGAAAAAAATATTGAAGATCAATGTCACTAGATATTGTTGAATCAGCCATTATTTAATTGAGTTGAATTGATTGTACAAAAAAACATAATAAAAATTAAAATCAAATTTTTTTAATAATTTCCTCTTCTATTAAACTGTCTTTTTTCCAATTTATTGTTAAATTAAAATGATGGTCTCCTAAAAAAGCATATGATAAATTGGAAAAATCAGTTACATTTTTATACGGAATATCCAAGTATTGAAGCGGTTTATAAAGATATAATTCTGGATGATTTGTTTTAATATAATTATAGTATAATTCATATTCAGACAAAATACTTTCTGTGAACCCATATTTATCGACATAATGATTTACAGAATCAAGAAGGACTTTCCATGCTGGTTTTTGATATAGAGTTTCCAATTCTGATAACATTTTTTCGACACAGGATTTTTTTAATAACATCATATGACAAATACCAGAATCTTCTTTGTCTACTTGAATGGTTTTAAATAAATGCTGAATTGTTTTAATGTATGGAACATGAACATATGGTTTTAGAGTTTTTCGTTGTATTGATCGTCTTGCTTTATACAAAATTGGGTTATTGTGACGTTTTTCAGTGAAAAAACGTATATTTTTTAACAACAAAATATCGGCATCTAAAATCAATACATATTCCCGCATTTTGATTGATTTAATACGGAAACAATATAATTTTAATAATTGTTGGTAATACCATCCCCATCGATAATTTGGTATTCTTTCTTGAATATATTCAATAACCATTTTCTTTGTAAATGGAAATTCCTTTTCCGAAATATAATTTGCGCCAAGATCATTATATTTTTGATAACTTACATAATTAAATGTACCACCATGAAGCAGAAATCGTTTATTGTATGGCAAATACCGCAAATACCGCATTTTATCCTTTAAATGAAGTGTGGTCAATACATCATATTTTGGTGTGATATGTTTTAGAGCATTATTATTATATGTATAAAACTTATAATTTAACATGAGATCTGGTATTGAAAATGGAGGACCTTTTGGACCAAACCATTTTGATGGAAAAATGTATTCACTGTGTTGTTTAAATTTAAACATTTCATTTAAATATGAACTCATCAAAGAAAAAGAAGAATTTGCGCAAATTCGTACATCTGCCAAACAAAGCATATAAAATTGGTATTCATCACTCTCCATATCCAATGAACAAGTATCTGATATCTCATTTGCAGTTATAATTGGAACATTGAGCTTTAATTTATTCAAACGTGCTTTTGCCATTGTCAAATCATCACTAAATAAAATAATTTGGTACTGGGCCAAATCAAATTGTGCCAAAGCTTTTCTGTAATAGTCAATTGATGGAATTGGATGAAATTCTTGAGATGCCAAATAATCAGTGAGTCGAAAATGTATTGCCAATATTTTTTTTTTTGACTTCGTTCCAAGCTGTGTTCCAAGCTGTGTTCCAAGCTGTGTTCCAAGCTGTGTTCCAAGCTGTGTTCCAAGCTGTGTTCCAAGCTGTGTTCCAAGCTGTGTTCCAAGCTGTTCATACTTTTGACGTATTTCATTAATACAATGAGGATTTATAAATAATGATTGTTTAATCCATTTTCTATATGGCCAAAAATATTTCCAAGATTGAAAATATCCCTTAATTATATAATTTTTATTGGAAAACAATTTTATTGGTTGATATTTAAAAGATAATTCTTTGTAAATTAAGAAGTTCTTTTTATTGGGTAAATCTTTATGTCGTACCATTAAATTCTGAAATATTTTATATGTTTGTAATGATTTACGACGAACACGTGTGGTTTTAAAATATTTCTCTATATAATCTGGACTATAATAAAAAGTAAACGTTTTTCTGTGAATGATTGCAAGTGAGATTAAATTAAAAATCATGAAAAGCTGATTTCCAAGACCACCTTCTATAACTGAATGAATATGGTTCATATATCATACAAATCGATTATAATTAATGGAAATTAATAAATTAAAATTGTTTTAGAAATAATGATCGTTTGCAGAAGAATAATTCATTTTTTTTTTTTCAATATCACTAAAAGATGACCGTTGATTTCCAACGGTACCTTTAATCACAAACCAATTATATCTATTTCTCAAGGTATTCCAATGAAAATCAATTGGACCTCGATTTAACTTCAAACTTTGTTTTGCCATATCAATAAAATCAGAATACATTGTTGAATTTACCACATATGCTGCTGTACTTTGACTCCATAAATTAATATAGACATTTGGAACCGTGGTTTTCATATTAACAGGTGGACCATGAATTGACTGATAAAATAAAAGAGCATCCCACTTGACATTTGATACAAGAAATTTACATAGCAATTCTTCAAAAGTCGCTTTATTTTCAGTGAAATCATAATCATCTTCTAAAATCATTACATTTTTCAGGCAATGTGTTTGTGCATACTCAATACATTTAATATGACTTTTTGTACAACCTCGCGCACCATCAATTGAATCATATATAGCATCGATGAAAATAACTTTGTTTTTGGATAAATTGAACTTGGCAAGTTCATGTAACATTTCTTGTTTTCGATCTGTCCGATGTTTTAAATTAATGATAAGAATTTTATCAAAAAATTCCAAGGGTGAATAAAAATATTTTTTCTTGGTTGCATTGAAATTATAATGTGTGTTACCCGTGTGAAATCGAATATCTGATGTGTATCCAATATATTTTATTTGCAAATAATTAATGCCAGGATTTTCAGGATCTTTTGCATACGATTCAAATTCATACCATTGGGTACCTTTTTTAATAATTTTATGATGCTTTGTACGCAGTAATTTTATGTTCATAATTGTTTTCATGTTGTTATAAATTTTAAAAAGAGTTGATGG